AGAGCAGAAGTTCAAGGATTTGGGAATGGGAGATGCTGAGTGAGTCTAAAGAAATTCGTGAACAAGGAAGATAATTATTCTATAAGACTGATGAATGGTGATTGCCTTGAGAAATTGAAAGAACTGGAAGACAACAGCATAGATTCAATAGTTACAGATCCTCCATATGGTTTGAGTTTTATGGGAAAGAAATGGGATTATGATGTTCCGAGTGTTGAAATTTGGAAGGAGTGTTTTCGTGTCTTGAAGCCAGGAGGACATCTTTTAGCATTTGCCGGAACGAGGACACAACATCGAATGGCCGTCAAGATAGAAGACGCTGGATTTGAAATTCGAGACATGATTGCTTGGGTTTATGGAAGTGGTTGGCCTAAGTCAATGGATGTTTCAAAAGCAATTGACAAGCATTTTGGCGCAGAGAGAACAGAAGGTGAAAGAGTTTGGCAAGGTGGTAAACGATCTGGTGGCATCATTAAAGATGATGAAACTAAAACAACCTCTGAACGAACCATTTTTGACACTCCAGCAACAGAAGAAGCAAAACAATGGAGTGGATGGGGAACCGCGCTAAAGCCAAGCATGGAACCAATCACTGTTGCAAGGAAACCATTGGAAGAAGGCACTGTTGCTCAGAATGTTTTGAAATTTGGCACAGGAGGATTGAATATAGATGAATGTCGCGTTTCGTTAAATGGAGAAACCCCATACTCATATCCAAATGGACGTGGTGGCACAGGATGTTTCAAAAAAAAGAGCCTCGAATCAAATTTAGAAACACCAATTCAAGGAAATGAAAATGGCAGATTTCCGGCAAATTTAATTCATGATGGTTCTGAAGAAGTGGTTGAATTATTTCCAAATACCGGCAAATCAGGAATCGCAGTTCAAAGAAATGGTGGAGGCCAGAAACTTGGAGGCAATGGAATATGTGGCGGCTCTAAAGGATTGATTCGAGATGATGTTGGATATTCTGATGCTGGCTCTGCGTCTCGTTTCTTTTATTGCGCCAAAGCTTCCCAAAAAGACAGAGAAGAAGGAAACAATCATCCAACAGTCAAACCAACAGACCTAATGAAATATCTTTGCCGCCTTGTCACTCCTAAAAATGGAACAGTGCTCGATCCTTTCATGGGTTCTGGGTCAACAGGAAAAGCAGCAATTTCTGAAGGGTTTGGATTTGTTGGAATAGAAAGAGACGAAGCCTATTTCAAAATCGCCCAGAATAGAATCGGATAAATAATAACAGAGGTAACTTTCAATGGGCCAAATCACGAGCGAACTTAGTTTTATTAATTATCTGAAATTGATGATGGGTAATCCTGTCGTAAACGTTGAAGTGGCCGATGAACAGTTCTCTCAGTGTATATATGATTCTATTCAATTATTCCAACGATATCATTATGGTGAAGGTAATGTTAGAGATGTTTTAACAATTTCTCTAAGTGCTGGAACATCTGCTTATCAATTACCAGAAGATATTGATTCTGTACTTGATATAAAATTGAGTCAAGGTCTGAATAATATAAACACATTATTTACTCCTCAACACACACTTTTGTACTCGGATTGGGTTAATGGCATGTATCCGGGAGGACAAGGTGCTGCTGGTGGTGCGGCTGGACTTGGTGGAGCAATGGCGGTTGGTAATTATTATATCCAAATGATGTATTTAACAGAGATTGAAGATATATTTACAAGAAAATACGTCTGTGATTTGAATTCGAATAATAAAATAATGACAGTTAAACCAACACCAAATGTTGATACTACTGGAATTATAATGGTGTATAGAACAGAAAGTGCAATAAATCTTTATAATCATCCATTAGTGAAAAGATTGGCCTTGGCAAAAGCTAGACAATTACATGCCTGGCACCTCCAAAAATACAACATTTCGATTCCTTCCGGCGCAACATTGAATGCTAGTGAATTGATGAGTCGTGCTGTTGAAGAAGAGAAACAAGTTTTGGCGGATATTGTTGCCGAATCAGAACCTCCGATCTTTATTTGTGGATAGATGAATTTAATAATTTAGAAAGGTATTTTGTGTAATGTGCAAGCATGAATTATATTCAGTAATAAATGGAAAAAAGATTTGCTATACTTGTTTAATTGAAAAAGATACTTCGGAATTTAATAAAAGAAAAACAACTAAAGGATTCTCTTATAGAAGTGAGTGTTCTGATTGTGAGAAGAAAATGCTTAATACGAAATACGAAACTGATAAATTAAAACCAACATACGTCGAAACAGATTTAAACAAACAAAAAACTTGTATTAAATGTGGCGAAGTTAAAAATATTTCTGAATTTTCGTTAGCTAATAAAAAGACTGGAAGTTATTATAATTCTTGTAAATGTTGTAGAGCAAAAGAATCTAGTATATATTCTAAAAATAGGCGTATACGAAAATCTAAAGAAGAAAAAATAAAAATAGAATATAAACAATGTAATACGTGTGGTCAGATAAAAAGTATAATAGAATTTAATAAAAATACATGTTCGAATGATGGTTTTAAAAATATCTGTGTTTGTTGTGAGAAGGCATATCGTTCAAACTATAATATATTAAATAAAGAAAGAAAACAAAAATATAATGATGAATATAAAGTTAAAAACAAAGATATTATAAAACAAAAACAAAAACTTCGACGTGATACGGAAGAACACAAAATGTACCAAAAAGAATATCGCAAGAAAAATAAAGAACGATTAAGAGAACAACATAGAGAGTATGAAAGAAATAATAAACAACGATTATCTGAACAACGAAGAAAAAATGAAAAACGTAGATTAGAAGAAAATAAGCAATACAAATTATACAAAACTATAAAATGTAATTTATTTTACGCTTTTAGGAATTATTCTAAAAACGGCAAAATAAATTCCTGTTCCGAATATGGTATTGATTTTTCGGCAATATACAACAAAATTGGCCCTCGTCCTCATAAAGATTTTCAACTTGACCACATTATCCCTGTTCGTGCTTTTAATTTCGATGACCCTGAACATGTAAGATTGTCCCACATTCCTGAAAATCTTCGTTGGATACATAAAGACGAGAATAATGCTAAGAAAGACAAAATCATTTGGTCTCTTATTTCTTCGTCTCCAGAGTTACTTTCCGTTGCTAATAGTCTCCATCTTTCTGAATATCATGATAATATGAATGCTGCCGATATTTTTAATTATCTTTGACGTTCATAAATAACAGTATGGGAAATTTTGATTCATTTTCTAAGTTCAATTCAGGTCCATGGTTCGATCATTATTCATCGGCGTATAATAATGAGAGAAAGCTTTATGATTTATTACTTACAGAGGCATACAATCTTCATGGTGTATGTTCGCGATGGTATCCTATTTCTGTAGACACTGATTATGACAGGATATTTGGAGAGGACAACAACCGGACGATTTTGAATTCGTTTCCCATCATGGCTTATTTTGACCTTCCTCGAGAAACGAAGCAATTTTCCACTCAGGGTCAGCTTTGGATTGACAAGTTCCACATTTTCATTTCAAAAAAACACTTTGCTGCTGCTTGTGCTCTTTATACATCTGGATATTTGCCGAAGATTGGAGACATTGTTCGTTCTGATTATAATGATGTTTATTATGAGGTATTATCTGTAAAGGCTGAGGAGGAGCAATTTCTTCAAGGCAAGCACAGTTGGGATTTGACAGTTCGTGTTTATGTTGATAGGAATTTGAATGTGAATCCTGCGACGAGTGCTGATATGGGTAGTTTGCCTAATTACACTACTCAAAATGATATATTTAACATTGGTAGTTGGATAAATAACAATAAAGAAACAGTTGAATATCAGCCGGAGGTTACAGAATGTCCTCCAAATGATCCTTTCAACGATTGGACAAAGAATTGAGGGTATGATGGATTTAGATAGGATTCAAGAACTGATTGCTGAGATTGCGAAGACTGGTGACAAACAAACCATTCGAAACATTTGTGAGCTTTTGTCTGAGATGAGTCGGTACAAAGGCAAGAGTGAGAAGGGAACTAGGATGGAAGAGAGTGTTCAAATTCCAAGAAACATTCAAGACCATGTTAGTTTGATTCTTGAAGGTGAAGGAAAATTTGTTCCCAAGAAGGCTGCGGGCTCCGAAAGCATGAAGATGAGCCACGCTGCTGACATTCTTGGATAGGAGAAGAGATGCCAAACTCGATAATTAAATCATTCGCTAAAAAGACTGACAAGACTACAAAAGCAGTTGAGAAGAAATGGAACATTGCTGAAAAATTGGTGAAGAAGAAGTATGAATTGACCCCAGATGAAGATTCTGACAGGTTTTATGCTCTTGTTGTTGCCGTTTTGAAGAAGATGCTGAAACTTGATGAACCAAAACCTGTGACAGAAGATGACGGGACAATCACCACAGCAAACATGGGAGATTA